GTAAAGACAGAATCACATAGAGTGCAGCAAGAAGGAAGATTGGCATCAATGGAACATGCAGCAAACAAGGGTGTAAAAATGCTTAAGGTTTGGGATGCTGCACTTGATAGTGCAGTGCGAAAAACACATGCTGCACTTGATGGTCAGAAGGTAGCATTAGATGAAGAGTTCAAGACTAATAGATATAGTGTTAAGGCTCCTGGTCAGTTTGGAGTAGCATCTGAAGACATAAATTGTAGATGTACAGTTCGTGCAGAGATTGCAGGATATGAAACAAAAGTAAGACGTTCAAGAGAAGATGGAATAATTGCTTACAAGGATTATACATCATGGATGGCAGAAAAAAAGATTGATTACTAGTTGCAACTATAAATCTATGTTCCAGGCAATGCCTGTTTAAATAGACCTTGATATGTCGTTAAAAGGTCTTTAATTATGCATAAAAGGAGATTGATGAAGCATGAATAGCGAAGAAATTAAAAGCTTTTTAGAAAGCAATAAGGATAGTGATGAAGTAAAAAGCCTTATTGGTGGGTTTTTTACTCCTGATAGGGTAACGAATTTTTTGAATTCACATGATGAAGGTAAAAAAATACTATCATCTCACAATGATGTTCATTTCAAAAAGTCGCTTGAATCTTGGCAAAAAGAAAACATGCCAAAACTTATTGAGGATGAAATCACAAAGAGATACCCAGCAGAAACTGAAGATCAAAAAGCATTAAAAAAGCTTGCTGCTGAGTTTGAAAATGAGAAAAAAATAAGGGTAAGAGCCGAGCTTAAAAACAAAGCTATATCTCACTTGACAACCAAGAATATCCCACTTGATTTAGCAGACTATTTTCTTGGTGAAGATGAAAATAGTACTAATGAGAACCTTAAAAAGCTTGAATCTGTGTGGGAGAATTCATTGAAGGCAGCGGTTGAAGGAAAATTCAAAGAGGGTGGCAGAGACCCACAAAAGGGAAATGAAGATCATGCTAAAGGTGATCTTGGGAAGCTATCAATTGATGAATACATAAAAGCAAGGAAAGGCAAATAATAAACGGAGGTAATATAAAATGGCAAATACTCTTTTAACACCAAGCATTATAGCTAATGAAGCTATGATGCTATTAAGTAATAATGCAGTTATGGCAAATCTTGTACACAGAGATTATGCTGAGGAATTTGTATCAGGTGTTGGAACATCTATAAAAATTAGAAAGCCAGCAAACTTTGAAGCGAAAGAATTCAATAGAATTAATGGTATTGAAATACAAGATGCAACTGAAGGCGAAGTTCAGTTGACACTGGATAATTATTAGATGTTTCATTTGAAGCAACATCTGAAAATCTATCATTGAGTATTGATAACTTTTCAGAGCAATTCTTAATTCCTGCTATGAGCTCTTTTGCACAGAAAATTGATGATTATCTTACTGGGCTATATATAGACATACCTCATTATTATGGTACTGCAGGAACAACTCCATCAGGAATTGCAGATATAACAGGAGTTAGAAAAAAATTAAATGATAACAAAGTGCCATATGCTCTAAGAAGATGTATTGTTGACTCAGCTGCAGATGATAAATTCTCACAACTATCAACATTTCATGAGGCGGCAAAAACAGGAGATGACGGATCGGCTCTTCGTGAAGGTTCATTAGGAAGAAAATTTGGTTTTGACTTCTATATGGACCAGAACATTAAGAAACATACAAAGGGTACTCTTGCAGCAGATGCTCCTGGTATTGCTGTAAAAGGTGCAACTGCTGCTGGAGCTACTACAGCTGTATTTGATGGAACTAACATTGCTGGAACACTTAAAAAAGGTGATATATTTACTGTTGCAGATGTTGTTGGAAGTTATGTTGTAACAGAAGATTCAACGGTTGCTGCTGGTGAAATAACAGTTAAATTCTATCCTGCTGTACCAACAGGAGGTTTCCCTGACAATAAAGTTATTACAGTTGTAGGAAGCCATATGGCTAACATGGCATTCCACAGAAATGCATTTGCACTTGTAACCAGACCTTTGGCATTACCAATGGGATTGAGTTCAGAGCAAAAAGCAATTGTAAACTTTAATGGATTTGGACTTAGAGTTATATACGACTACAACAGCACATATAAGAAAGACCTCATATCCATAGATATGATATGTGGTGTTAAAACATTAGATCGTGATTTGGCAGCAAGGCTCATAGGTTAATGGCTGAAAAACAAAGGGAATTGTACTTTTACAGGTCAATTCCCTATAAGAAAGGATGAATTATATGTCTAAATGTCCATATTGTCACAATGAATATTTTTCAAGTGAATCATTTCAGGCACACATTAGTAATTGTGGATTTAAAGATAATCCTCTTCCTGAAGAAGAAATGAAAAAATCAGATGATAATGTTGATTTAAAGAACCTTAAGGTTGATGAATTAAAGAAGATTGCAAAAGAGAAAAACATCAATGTTGATGGTTTGATAAAAGCTGAGATTATATCAAAGTTATCTGAAGCTATTCCTGATCCAGATGAAGATAACCATGAACAAAAAGAAACAGGTGATTAAGTATGGCAAAATGCCCATATTGTAATAATGAATATAACTCTGGTGCAAGTTATACTGCTCATGTTGAAAATTGCTCATACAAGAATTATGATATTCAGTTGATTGCACAAGAAAAAGGTACTAGTGTAAAGAATGTTAGAAAAGAGGATTTAGGCGAAAAGGCATATCAGATGTCAAAACAGAATGCATCTAATTTTGAGTCCATTCAGGCTGATAATGCGAACTTGGCACAAACTAAAAGTTACAAGTTAGAGTTTTCAGGTATACCAGATAAAACAGTATTAACAATTACATCTAGCTCGGAAAAATATCCCACATTATGTGCGGTTAAAATGAGTTCAGCTTTAAATGTTCAGCCTACCCCAATAGGATGGCTATACTACAATTCAGATTACGAATTATTATATGCTTCTGGAACACCTGATAATGTGGTCAAAATAGCAGACTGGGATGAAACTCTTACGTATGAAGGCAACAGACCTCCGTCTGATTACTCTTTACATGTAACAGATGCTGGTGATATAGTGGCAGTATTCAAGGGTTATATGGTAAGCGAAACTTTACCTGTTAATGCTAACGCAAGGCAGAACCCAATTATATATCCTGCTGGAGATTATGCCAATCCTGTAGCAATTGACTTTACTACAAATATAAAGCCTACATCTTGGTTACAAAATGCTGGCATATGCGACTGTGGTGATTATTTTGTATTTGCAGAATACACTCGCCCATGCCATGAAAAATGTTATATATGGAAAGTATCAAAACCATTTACAACAGTGTCAAATTGGGTGAAAGTAAAAGAATTTACCTTGTCTGGTAGTAATGATGTAGGATTCAAACATTGTCACCATGTACAAAGAGACCCTTGGACTTCAAGAATATATGCTACAACTGGAGACGATTCAACAGCAGCAACAATATATGAATCTGTTGACAATGCTGTCACTTGGAGTACAGTACTCGGACCTTCTGAAACCTATTGCAGACTTTTAAATTTTGCATTTACAGAAAAGAAAGCATATTGGGCAACAGATAGTGGTAAAACAGATTTACATTACCTGTTTGAAGTGGGTCGAAATGACTCATCGGCTTATGACTTTGTAAATATAAAAACGCTATATAAATTTCCTAATGTAGCTGAATTACAGGCTACGTATGTGAGTTGTTATTTAGAAAGACCTAACGGCATTTTGTTTTTGGATAGATATGATTTACCATCATTAACTCCTATGAAAGTATACTTTTGGAGTTTTGATACAAACTCCATACATACTATAAGCACAATAAACCCTACCACAGCAGGAAATATAGGTTTTAGGTGTGAAGCAACAAATTGGCATCAATCTGTAGATGATAGGATTATATGTGGTTTTGATTTGCCCAACTATAACAAAGTGTTTAGAAATACCCTAAATAATAAAATGGGTAATCTAGCACTGAAAGTTGTGGAAAGCAAAGATTTAACACTAAACTTAACCACTTTATATGAGAAAACTATTGTAAAAACAACGGAATCTATTAGTATTGCTTATAATGCTGGATATAGTGGATATGGTAATCTTACTGCTACTTATACAATAGACGGTGTATCAACTAGTGCAACGATATTAAAAGGTAGCAATACTTGGAGTGTTGGAACTCTAACCGCTGGAAAACATACATTAAGCATTGTTGTTACAGATGGTAGCTTAACATCAAACACATTAACATTTGTAATTACTTCGACAGCTAATGCAGTTAATGTGATATCACTACTACAATCCGATTGGAAACAAGGGAGATTATCAACAGGTGGAGCAGAAGAAGCTGCAACAAATAGAATAAGAAGCATATTTATACCCCTGACATCTGATGCGACATACATCTATAATATGGATTTTGTAAATTATAAGGTAACATTAAGATTTTATAATTCTTCTTTTGTTCTTACTACAGGTGATGCAGTATGGAGAACAACAACAGGAACAATAACAACTCCAGCTAATACCAAATACCTTAGAATTGTTGTTGGACGTGTAGATGATGCTGATATTACACCAATCGTAATAAATAGTACAAATCTAAGATTAACAATTTAAGTTCGCATAAGGAATATTAATTTAAAATATTGAAGGTGTTTTATGAAAGATATGTTAATTATTAAAGTCTTATACAAGAATAGATGAGGCAAAAGCTTTATTTGTAAGTGGAAAGAAACCATTTAATAGATTGGGAAAACGTTCTATAGAAAAGATATTTCATTCTTTGGGTTTAAGAGCAGGAATTACTAGTAATGTTTTTCCACATTTGATGAGGCATACCACAGCAACTAATATGCTCAATAGTGGAGCTTCCTTAATGGAAGTTCAAGAATATTTAGGACATGAAAGTTCGGCTACAACTCAAATTTATGCTGAACTTGATAAAGAAGCAGTTAGAATATCACATAAAAAACATGTAATATAATTGAAGGTGATGAAATGAATATAGTAAATCTTGCTGAAGTTAAAACCCTTCTACAAATCACAGACCAAAGCAAGGATCAGCTGATTGAAACATTAATTCCGATTGTCCAGAATGATCTTCTCACCTACCTAAATAATAGCTTTGATGATGGTTATCCTTCAGCTTTGAAATTATACATTGCAAATATGATTAATTACAGGCTGCAGAAACCAAAAGATAATGTAAAGGCTGAATCAATTGATGATTATTCTGTTACCTATAACAACAGTAGTGCTGATATGATTGCACTCCAGCAGCTGAAGATAATATAGATACAATCAAAAGGATTATCAAGGAGGAAATGCCAGAATGATTGAATTTTTAAAGTATATCTATGATACATTATCATCTGTTGGTGTTGATGTATATCAAGAAAGTGTGCCTGAATTAGACCCAGAAACTAATTTGCCACCATCATTTCCTTTCCCTCCATTATTTACGAACCATGTTTGACATTTATATCTTAATTGCCTATGCTTAATCTTTTCGTCAGGATCAGGAACGCTCATTCTGTTGATCCGATATAAAGATGTATGGAAATTCTAAAACAATCAAAAATATGTTGCTAGATGCTGGAGTAGTATATGTTAATTATGGATTGGCAACTGAGAGAATCCTAGGAGCTACAGCAGGAGGAAATAAATTTTTGCTCGATAGAGAATATCGAGATATAGAAGTTGATGGAGCTAAAGGAAAAATTAAAGGGCTTAAACGCTTATTATCTGAAAATGCATCATTAGAAATAAATCTGAAAGAAATGTCAACAGAGAATATTATGCTTGCATTACCTGGTACAACAAAGTCTGATTATATATCATTAGTAGCTGATACAGGAGTAACTGTAAAAGGTGCTATTGCTGCAGGTGCAACAACAGCTGTTTTTGATGGAACTAACCTTGCTGGCACACTTAAGAAAGGTGATGTGTTTTCTGTAGCAGGAGCAACTGGTACATATACTGTATCTGAAGATGCATCAGTTATTACAGGAGAGATAACAGTTAAGTTTTCACCAGCTGCACCAGTAGGAGGTTTTGCAGATGATAGCATTGTAACTATTACTGCACAATATGACAAAATCATAAGCACAGGGCAAATAAGTGATACCGATTATTTTAGCAACATTGCTTTTGTGACAACTGTAAGTGGTAGCAAAAGACCTTGTGTCATAGTTCTTTATAATGCCCTTAATGATGACAAACTGGAGATGGCAACAAAGGACAAAGATGAGGTTGTTGCTGGTCTCAAAATAAGTGCACATTATGATCCTGAAGATATCGCTAAAGTGCCATATGAAATAAGATATCCGAAAATAGCATAGTGGGAGGTAAATAAAAATGATAAGTAGCGAAAAAGCTTTTGACATGTTGCCACATGTAATGGATTTGTATGAAAAGTTAGAGCTCAATGAACAAATAAAGACACTAAGTGATAATTCAAAGGGTAAGAGTAAAGAAGCAGTTGGTATAGAACTTGTAAAGTTTGTGATGAAGAACTCTTGTAAGGTTAAAGAAGAGTTCTTTTCTATTGTATCAATAATTCAAGAGAAGGATGTTGAAACAATTAAAAAACAAAACTTTATGGAGACTATAAATAGTATAAAGTCGCTGTTTTCTGATAAGGAAGCAATGGGTTTTTTCATCAATGCTATGAAGTAGGCGGATATGAGAGTACTTTAATGCTGCTTCATAGGAACTATGGAAACTATTTAAATCATGATTTAAACATACTTAAAAGGCTTATTAAAAAAGCTTTTAAAAAAGAGCGTGATGATAAGCTATGGCAAGTGTGGCTTGTGTTGTTTGACAAAATGAGAGAAGACAATTATATCTCATTTGAAGATTATAAAAGACAAATAGACATTGAAGTAACTGAAAGTAATAAAACAATTGAGGAGTTATTTGAAATGGCTGAACAAATTAAAAAAGCAGATTTGAGAAGGTGATGCAAATGCATCTAAATATGGCTCGGTCGTTTTCTATTAAGAAGGTGACTATATGCAACTATTTGAGCTATTTGGAGACATAATAATAAGAGACGATGGTGCTAATCAGCGTATTGGACAAATTGACAATAGTGCTGGAAAAGCTGGTGGTACATTTTCAAAACTCTCAGGTTTTGCTGGGAAAGTTGGAATTGGATTAGCAGCTGTTGGAGTTGCAGCTGTTGGTGTTGCTACTGCTATTGGTGTAAAAGCTTTTAATGCTTCAGAAGAATTACAAAAAAGTTTGAATGGATTACAAGCAGCAACTGGGCAATCAGATGAAGCAATGAAAGACATGAAAGCTTCTATGTTGGATATATACAACAACAACTTTGGTGAATCATTTGAAGACATAGGACAATCCATGTCAACAATTGCACAACAGACAGGACTTACAGGGAAAGCTCTCACAGATATAACTAAAGATGCACTTGCAATGCGTGATACTTTCGAATTCGAAGTAAATGAAAGTATTAGATCTGCAGATATGATTATGAATCAATTTGGAGTATCAGGAGAGCAAGCATATAATCTGATTGCCCAAGGAGCTCAGATAGGTCTCAATAAAAATGATGACCTTTTGGATACAATTAATGAGTATTCAATTCAATTCAAGCAACTTGGATTCAATGCTGAAGAAATGTTTAATATGTTATCCAATGGAGCTGCAGGAGGAACCTGGTCTGTTGATAAACTTGGCGATGCGGTCAAAGAATTTGGAATCAGGGTAAAAGATGGTTCTGATGGCACAAGTACTGCATTCACTAGTCTTGGACTAAATACCAATAAAATATCAAAGGATTTTGCTGCTGGTGGAGAATCAGGAAAAAAAGCTTTTGAGACTGTAACTAAGAAGCTATTAGAAATGAAAGACCCATTACAACAGAATCAAGTTGGTGTTGCTTTATTTGGTACCATGTGGGAAGACCTTGGTGCAAAAGGTATTGCAGCATTAACAAATACAAATGGAGCAATAAGCACAACAGTCAATGCATTAGAGAAGATTAATCAAGTTAAATATAATACATTTGGTGAAGCAGTTGAAGGAATTAAAAGGCAACTGGAAACAGGTTTGTTATTACCTATTGGTGATAAAATATTACCAGTACTATCAGAAATGGCAAGTTGGGTTAATGCACACATGCCAGAAATTCAATCAACTATTTCAACAGTTATGGGTAATGTTGGTGGTGCAATAGACAATGTTTCAAATTTAGTTTTGCCTGTTTTGAAACAAGGATTTGAAATATTCACAACAGATGTTTTACCGCCTTTGAAATCTATTTTTGAATCATATGTTTCAAATGTATTTCCTGCATTATCAAGTGTATTTTCTGCATTTACAACAAATGTACTTCCACCATTAATAAGTTTGTTCAGATTAATTGTATCTAATGTACTACCACCATTTTTAGCGGTCTTAAAATTCTTATATGAAACCATAGTTCCAAAGTTAGCAGAAAACTTCAAGGTCTGGATGCCTGAAATAGGCAAGATAATTCAAAACCTTGTTACTACTGCAAAGCCAGTGTTAGAATCATTTCAAAAAGTATTTCAAGCTGTTTTCCCAGTTGTGAAAGATGTTGTAACAACCGCACTGAATGCTATTACACCTATAGTTTCAGGGCTGCTAAAAATACTAAATGGAATAATTACATTTGTAAGAGGTACTTTCACAGGAGATTGGAAAACCGTATGGAATGGAATTAAACAAATATTTGGTGGCGTATGGGAAACAATATCTGGACTTGTTAAAGCAAATGTAAATATAATAATTGACCTTGTAAATGGCATGATAAGAGGTTTGAATAAACTTAAAATAGAAGTGCCTGATTGGGTGCCAGGAATGGGAGGAAAGAATTTTGGTATTAATATTCCTCAAATTCCTAAGTTTGATCAAGGTACAGACTATATAACACATGATATGCTGGCTATGGTACACAAAGGTGAAAAAATTACACCAGCTGCATATAATCCTGATAATCCTAATAATAGATTAGGCTCAGGCTCAGGAGCTGGTTTTGTAATTGAAGTACCATTAATTGTTGAGGGAAAAACAATTGCAAAAGCTATAGCAAAATTTAGTGACAAGGAATTATTTAATCTTAATCCAAGAGGGGTGGCAACAACATGAATGGAGTAACTTTCAACAACAAACATAGTTATAATGATCTAGGTTTATGGATGAGATCAGATGATAGAACATTGCTGCCATCCCTCAGAAAAAGAGAAATAACGATTGATGGAAAAGATGGCGTATGGGACTTCGGAGGCAATAGCTATGAGAAAAGGTTAATTTCAGTTACATTCTATTACCCTGCTGAAAGCAGAATAGACCTAAGAGTTAAAGCAAGAAGAATAGCACAATGGCTAAGCAATAAAACTGCTTCTATGCTTATATTTGATGATGAACCAGACAAAGAATATATTGCACGTATATATTCAGAAATCAAGCCAAAGGAAATAGTAAATGATGCTGAATTTACTGTAGTTTTTGACTGTCAACCAATTGCTGAATTAATTTATAATGCTGATGATATAATACTTGATTCAAGTATATTGCTAGACCATACAGACATTAGGCTTGGTGATGAATATACATATACAATTACACAATTAACTCAATTCGAAATTAATAACTTTGGTACATATGAGGTAAGACCTGTGATTGAAATAGCTGGTACGTTTTCGACATTCAAAATTGGGATTAATGGGTTGGTTATAAACTATAACGAAACACTAACAAATGCAAGTATAACAATAGATTGTGAGAATTATACAATCAAAAAAGACCAGGCTATAAACAAATTAAATGTTGTATCTGGAAACTTAAATACATTTCTTGAATTGCAGCCTGGAATCAATACAGTCTATGTAGATGGCACAAACCTTAACTGTGTTGTATCGTTTGTATTTAAACCAAAGTTTTTATAAGGATGGTGATACAATGGCGGATATAGGTATGCTGTATGGAGATATGTATCTTAGAAATGCTTGGAGGATTATACTTCAGAACGACATTAACATTAATGCAGAGCTGGAAGCTATCAAGGATAGAATTACTGGATATATATATCATATTAATCCTCTTCAGTTTTCAATCAGCTCTGCACCAACCAGTATTATAAAATTTAATCCTGAAGTCATTACTTCAACACATGTAATCATTGGATTAAGTCTTAATATTAACACTGCAGTTGCAACAAATATTAGCTTAAATATTAAATATGATGGTATAGTTGTTTCTACCCAAACACAAACACTTGTGGTTGGGTACAATATTATTGCTTTTCCTTATTTTTTGCCTAGTGTTGGAACTGGTATACATCAAGTAGAAATAATTGCTTATACTTCGAGCGGAACGGTAATTGTTGAGCCAAACAAATTCAATATACATTTGCAAGCCCAATCGATAGTTGGTTCTTCATCCTTACCACCAAGCATAAATGTTTATGAAGAAATCATGAATCATTTAATCAATAATGACCTTGTTACTAGCAGCATACAAATATCAATATTGAATGATGTAGGTGCAAATATTACTCAAAGTATTGGCAGTTTACAAATCAATAACAACAAAGTTAGCACAACGGTATTAATACAATTATTATAAAGGGGATGGTGAAAATGAACGAGCATATTAAGTATAAAGATATTGCTTACAAATCAAAAGAAATTTCAGTAATAGACTATGTGAAAAATCTAAAAAATGGAATAGTTAAGACCCTACATAAAACTAAACCTGTAGGGTTTTCTGTTAATACGTGCAAAATTGAAGTGTTTGATGGATCAGGTAATTTAGAAACTGAATCTGTAAGCCACAATATTGTGAATGAATTTCAGAACAAACAAGCATTTTGGAAGTTCTTCTATGATGATATTCGCAATGGCAGAAACATTCAACAATGCAATCCATTTTCGAACATACTACTTACAGATTATGATGGAAACGAAAATGCAATTGATTTGCAATATAAAGGCAATGTAATCGGCTGGGCAAACAAATACACAGCTTATGTTGGTAGCGACATTTTAAGAGGAACAATTAATGTGGTAGAAAGCGATCTGGAAGATTACAAGAAAACAGGAACTGTAAAAGCAGTATTTGACTTTCCGACAAGTGCTGCAAATGGTGACATTAAAAGCGTCTGGTGGTTATATGGTGATAAAGATTCGTATAAACACTTGGGTGATCCATATAATGCTCATAATGATAAACCAAGTTTTGGAGTAGACCGATGTTGTGATGGTGAATATTTATATGTTGTTAATGCAAATAGTGGAATAATTACAAGGTATAATATGAATGGTTCTTCAGGTGTTTCAAATATAGATTTTTCAAGTACAAGTACAAACCTACGTGGAATAGAATTTGATGGAACATATTTTTGGTTATATGATGCAACAACTAAAATTGTATACAAGTGCAATTCTAGTTTTGTTGTGATAAGTCAATTTACTGCCAATGATGTTACTGGTACGGTTAATGGATTAACTATTTTTAATAACAAAGTATTTATTCATACAAACGCAAATATCTACAGATATAGTAATATAGGAGCATTTGAAGCTGTAAAAACATCTGCAAATTATGGATTTGATGCAACAGGGATATCCGAAGTAAAAGCTAATAATGCATACTTCATGATTTGTGGGAAAAATGGTGGTTCATCCTTCAATGGATTTTTAGATGGAAATGGAGATTTGATTTCGAAAATAGATGTTACAGCTAATGGTAATTATTATGATACAAATTGCTTTGTGCGTAATGCTAAATACAATAATTCAAGATTATATGTCAGAAAATTAGATGTCTATGGTTATCTTGCACATGCAATGATTGGTGGAATTGGAGCACACACAAAGTTAGCTAGTACAGTACAGAAGACTAATGCTAACACAATGAAAATTACATACACGTTTGACATTGATTTAGCCACTGCTTTAACGTGGTAGGAGGATTAAGATGATAAGATTATATGACAAGAACATGAATTTATTAGCCTTACTTCAAAATGCTTTTGATATTGGGTACGACAAAAAAGCAAATAACCTTTGGGCAGCAGTGTTTTCTCTTCCAGCAAACGATCCTAAGAATGCAGATTGTATTCCCTTCAATTTCGTAGAAATATTTGAGGGAAATGATCGGGTTGATCTGTTCAGGATCATGCCTACCAGCTTTGAAAAAAATTCTGGAGGATTAACCAATACATATACTTGCGAGCATGTTTTAGCTACATTATTTGATGATATCATGTTTCAATACCATCAAATAACAAACCAGAGTCCCCAAAACACAATTGGATATGTATTATCAAAGCAGTCAACATCCAGATGGCAAGTTGGTACAGTAGATTTTACTGATTCTTATAGTTACAAATGGGAAAATGAGAATCTATTCAATGCCTTATTTAGCATTGCAAAGCCATATACAGATGAATATTTATGGACTTGGAATACTGAAACATATCCATGGACTCTTAATCTTGTTAGTCCGCCATCTGATATATCAGCTTATATCAGATACAAGAAAAATTTAAGAGGTATTCAAAAGGAAGTTGATCCAACAAACATTGTTACAAGATACTATTGCTTAGGCTATGGCGAGGGTGACAATCAGCTTACTATCAAGTCTGTTAATAATAATTTACCATATATTGATGCAGATACAATTTCAACATATGGAGTTATTTCGGACTTTTACATTGATAAATCTGAAGAAAATCCAAACATGTTAAAATCAAAAGCAGCTGCTGCACTCGAAAAAGTAAAACAGCCTAAGATATGCTATAAAGTTGATGCTGCTGATATTTATCAGATAACCAATGAAAGCATTGATAAGTTTGAAGTAGGCAACTTAGTTCAGGTATATGATACAGAAAGCAATATTGAATTTGTTGCAAGAGTTTTAGGAAAATCCAAGCCTGATATTGTTGGAAGTCCAGATAATGTACAGCTTGAAATATCAAACATAGATACAAACAAAATAACCAGTGTTATAGCAAACATGCAAAGAAAGCAAAGAGTAAGTGAAGTGTATGCTCAAGGTGCAACTAATATTGATTATAATGATTATCAGGATAATTGTGATGCTGCTCATCCAGCTGTGATTGAGTTTTATATTCCAGATGATTGTGTTAATGTGAACGAGTGTTGGCTCAGCTATAAGACGAGTAAATTTAGGGCATATGAAAAAGGATCATTAGCTAAAGACTTGGGAACTGTTTCTATATCTCAAAATACATCTGGCCAGAGCAGTACTACCACATCTTCCGAAAATGTACATGAACATGTTTGGGGCGAAACTGATACTGAATTAGCTGATGGAAGCTTAGGAATGCACAAGCATTCACTTTTGCGAGATAGTACTTGGGGGAATACATCTCATTCCCATAACATAGCACACACACATGCAATAGACCACTCACACGCAATAGGCGAACATACTCATGACATTGAGTATGGTATATTTGAAGAATCTGTTTTGCCTACATCACTTACAATCAAGGTTGACAGTACAATCCTTTCAATAACAGACTTGCAAGCAAATAAAGTAGATATAGTACCTTATCTCTCTAAGGATTCAGAGGGAAAAATAAACAGGGGTGTATTCCATAAAATAGAAATAACCCCTGATGATTTGGCTCGAATAACAGCAATAGTTGTTAAAAAAATATTTGTTCAAAGTAGAGGTGCTTATTCAGTTTAATTTTTCTACTAAAACATTATTGAATCTATAGTCATTAAAATTTGCACTGAGTACAATATTTATTTTGTTGACATTTGGGATTGGTTCGAAAAATACAATAGAACTTGAGGTTACACCAGATTCAATAGAAGTAGGAGCTTTTATATTTTTTTCGTAATACCTACTAAAATTAAAATCATGGTTATACTCGTACTGCTTTCCACTGCAAACAATTTTTGTTAAAGAATCGCCTGTAAGTACTTGAGTTGTATCATTGTTGATATAAGTAAAATATATCTTTAATGAGTCTGAGTCTTGGGTAACTTTATCAAGTATAATTGATACATTATTTTGAACCATTGCTTGAGGTAAGGTTAAGTCTACTGAGAAAATTCCAGAATCTTTTAAGTCTTGAATATTAACATAAGTTCTACTGTTGTGTATCTGCATTCTTACAGTTTTATCTCCATATTCAAGGCTGTATATGCCTGTGGATTTATATTTTTGCATTTGATCAATTAATGATTGCATTTTGGATAAGGTTGTATTATCAATATCTCTGACCCATATCCAGATGCTTGGATCAGGAGCTTCATTTTTAACTGTACCTAATTCAACTTGCTTTTTTTCTGCGTTCCAACGAGGCTCTTGACCAAGCAATTTGCCAAGGGCTTTTAATGGAACATAAGTTGTACCATTATAGTTGAGAGCTGGTTGGGCATCATCTTTATACTCAGCTCCATTGACTATAATTTTATAGCCGATTTTACTTAACACAAATTTTTGCACTGCAGCCGTTACAGGCATAGCACTTACAAGTAATGCTCCGATAAATATTCCTATTACTAACTGTTTGTATTTCTTTAACAT